CCTTCTCGTAAGAGTTGTGTTCTTCGCGTTGGATGCGGCCCTAGCGACATGTTTCATTTTGTCGCTCGCGGCGTATGCGGCCATTCTCGGCTCGGGCGCTGGATCTGGGCTTTTCTTTCTTGCTGGCATTTTCTTTAGAAATTACACTTTAACGTATCATTATGGGACTAAATGTAGGCGCTTTTGACTCTACTCTTAATTTTACTATATCATAGTAACACTTTGTCACCCAACAGGCTAACATTAATGTCGTATAATTATCTTTTCTGGCCCTACTTGGGCTAGTCGATCTTTTTAGGTGCTGGGGCAGATCAAACGTCTGTGCTCCTTTCGCCGTAGACTTTACTTCCACTAGCGCGCACTGCTTTTTTGTTTGGTATACCCAAGCGTCTTGCATTTCAATAAGATCGAGCACGCTTTCGTTCGGTGTATTTTTCAGGCTAATGTGTTTGTTTATTTCTTTGGTGAAGGCTGCGTCGTTAGCCGTTGTCTTCGAGGCGAACCATATCCTCTTATGATCTATGCAAGCCTGCAGGTGCTCGTTGGCTGTCCGAATAAACTTAGTGCTGAAATTTTGCTTAAAAACGATCTTCCCATCTTCCCTATTGTACTGCCTCTTCGCTTCTATTAACATTTTCTTGTAGTCTATTCCCTCTTTGTCGCTATCGAAGTCAAAGAATTTTAAATTAATTCTATTTTTTGTGAACAAGTCGGACTCATTACAGCTATCAATAAATTGATATCCAGCATTATCAATAATGATTATTTCAAAATTAAAATGAGTTACTAAATAATACATATATTTTATATGATTTTTCAAGTCGCCGCCTGCAACCGCATAACTATGAACCAAAATCGCATCTTCTGTTTCGTCATCTATTTCTAAAACCGACATGGCAAAATAGTCAGACGTAGGGCTGTTAGAAAAACTGGGGTCTATTGCTAATACGTATTTTGCTCCGGGCTCGCCTTTAATTTTGGTCGTCGGCTCTTCCCCATCTGGTATGGTGCACTGGTGCATTTTTTTGGCGCTAAAATAAGAATCTGAGCCATCTGTAAATTGAGCACAATACTCCCTTTGGAATGACGCAGTAGACTGCCCCCCTTCCCGAGCCTCTTCAATGATGGTCTGGTCTATCATTTCGGTTGGCAGGGCTTCATAGCCTAATTGTGATATGAAGTACTTTGCGCTTCCGAGTTCTTCGTTAGTTATCTTTTCCATCCAATCCTTGTATTGCCTAAACAGATTTTCGAACGTATAGCTCGCGGATGATAACGCGACCATTTTAGAATCATTTTCAAAAACCACCCGATCCTCTTCCTTCATTCTGTCCTGCTCTATTAGCTTGTCCTCAAGTTCTCGAATTTCTATGCGCTCTTTAATGTTCTGTGGGGCAACCAAGAACGGCATCAGGACGTTATTAATAATATCTTCTGGCAAAAGCATATACTCGTCAAGCAGCAGTATGTTTGCGCGGAAACCACGAATTTTTTCACCACTCAGCGGGATAGCGGTAATAGACCCTCCGTTAATTACCCATTCGTATTGATCGTTTCGCTTGGAGGGTCTGCAGCTAAAAGCCTGTTTGAGCAGTTCTGCTCCTTTCGTGTTTACCATTTTTTCTATATTATTGAATATAAATCTAGCCGTACGAAAAGTGGGTCCAGCGATTAAAATCTTAGTGTTCGGCTCAAAGATGCACTGCAGGACAGCGAAGACGCTTGCTATAAAGGTCTTTCCGCAGCCACGACCCCAAACGCACATAGAGAAGTTCCTGTTCATTAGGCCCCTCAGGGTTATCTCCTGAAAAGGCGCTAGCTTTATACCTGTAAGCAATTCTGTCGTAAAACCTAAATTGGCTCTGAGAAATTTAGCTAACGATATCTTAGCTTCTCTATTATCAAGGTATCCCTCGAGCTTCATTAACTCTTGGTTAACGTCAGGGACGTCAGTTTTATATTTGTCCGGAGCCATCCACATTATAAGATCTTCCTGTCGTACGCTAGCTGTAAATCGATCGTTCTGTACACACACCCACAGGTGAATATTTTCTCTATAACTCTGGACGCCTCTTTCCTGCCATCTACGAAAAGGAATTGGCAATTTGAAAAATCTGAGATTATCTTACGCATGTTATGCATTATAAATTCTGGCGTCGCCCTCACATTCTTAAAAACCCTATCTTTGCTGCCGGCTTTCCTGAGGAACTGAAAGGAGGTTGCGTTTGACATCTTGCTTTCTACTAGGATCACCATGTATGCTCCAGCGTCGTGAGCTCTTAGCATTTCTCTATCAAACCTATCGTAGCCTCCGCTTAACGTACCAACAAAATCCGCTAAAGATTTTCGCTCTATATAACAACCACAGGTAACGTCTTGATCACTAAATGTATAGTCCCCAAATTTAAGAGTTTGGATCTCTATGTCTCTGTCGAACTTCAGGGGCTTTCTTTCTCGGGTATCTATGTATATTTTGTATTTTGATTTGTCGTATTCGGTGCCCGTAATGATATTATCACACTCATCAAACTTATTTTCGAAACCAAGTTCTTGACATAGCGCGTAATATCCATGAGAAAACTCAGTTATGCAGTCGTCAAATATCTCATCGTAAAACTGCACAGGCGCAGCCATTAGCGACCTTAGCTCGACTTGCCCCATGGAATACACCAGTCCCTTTTTCTCTTTTCGGCTAATCAGGAATTTTCGCATGTATTTTTTCGATAGGTGTCTCGGTTGTGATTTAAGCCACGCTTTTAAGTTCGTTTTGCTATTAAAATCTGTAGAAAAATATTGATCTTTATTTTTGAATTTAATTATGTTTCCGTCGCGCAAATCGTACCTCGGGTAGTGTGTTTGATAATACTCTACCACTCGGATTTTGTGCTTCCTTAAATGCAAGTGAAGGTTTTTATTCTCCGGGAATTCTTTGTCACAAATTTTACAAATAATCTTATCCATTTAGAGCCTCGTCTTCGGTGAGACCCATGATCCTAGCCTTAACGTCATCCATTGCTGAGAGGTTACCTATTTCTTCTTTTATGGCCAGTTTCCTTGTCTCCGCTAGTTTGATTAGCTTCTTGCGGCTTTCTTCCTCCTTCCACATCTCCACTAAATTCAATATGCTCGCGTTCTCCTTAATTTGCTTACTTAATCTGTCGCTACGTTTTTGCTTTAGATCACTAAGTAATTTCTGTTGACGGCCGACGCATTGATTGTATTCTGTCTGAGCAGAATTAATTGACTCAACTAAGCTCATGGATATTCTCGTAGACTCACCGTCTCCACTTGAAGAGGCTTCGTCCAGCAGTCTTTGAAGGGTTTCTACTCGTCTTTGAATGTTTGAAGATATAACAACTTCTGCAGATAGAACGATATACTGATCTACCTCTTCTTGCGCTAAGTCGTTTTTGTCATATGTGTATCTTACAAAACTGCTCTCAAATAACAGCCTATTTGTTTGTCCATCGAAGCTATTAATTATATGTAAAAATCTATAAGTATTCAGATAACCGATTAGACATTCTACATCTTTTTTAAACTTAGGGGTTACCTTGTCTTTGTCTACGGGGGGATAAATATATTTATTAATTAAATTGAATGACTGAGTGAAAGTTCTTATTGCTTTGTATTCGGCCAGTCGTTCGTTAGTCTCTTCTTCGAATAGCTCTATTTCGCCCTTGAGCTCCTCTATGTACTTTATGACAGCTTTGCACTCTTGGCTTTTATGTGTGGTGTTAGGGAACAGCACTCTGTTTATTTCGTGCGGTCTCATTGTGGAGGCGTAATTCCTGCAGTACTCTTCCTGCTCTTCCGTAAGCGTTACCTCTGGTTTGGGTTGGTATTCGTGAGCAGCGAGCGCCTTTATGTCTCTGCTAGCTAGGAAAGCTTTTACCGCCTTGCCCTCCTTGGTCCTTCCGTCTTTGTCTTCGTACCCAGCGGCCGCTATTAACTCTTGCAATGAGGGTGGGTTTTGCGGCCTACTGGTCCACTCGTGCACAATGGCACCTTTCTGTGCATCTGTCAGTTTTTTTATTCTCATTTTACGATATCTATTTCGCCATCATTCAGAGCTTTCTTAACTTTTTCTATGATGCTTTTCTTGATGTTCTTAATTTGCTTGTACCCCGGAGATCTGTTTTTCTCGCTAGTTTTGTAACCCATTAATTTGGCGACCTCTGCTTCTGGTTTGTTTAATATGTATAAGTATTTGTAAACCCTCCACTCTATAGGCTTCAGTATACACTTCATTCTCTCGTGCAACTTCTCGGCCGTCGCCATAACGTCAATACTGTTAGAGTCTAAACTAAACACTTCCTGAGCATGGTTCTCCAGAGGCACAGGAAGCTTCGCGTCGTGCGCGCTCTTTTTCGTGTTTTCCCAGTTAGCGTACAAAGGGCATTCGTTATCTTGTTTTCCGTATATAGCGCAAAGGTCACCGCCTTCTGCCGCCGCGCATTTTAAACATGGCCTACAGAAATTACCATAGTTGTTCCTAATTAAGTTTTTAATTTGGTTAGATATAATTCTGTTAAGCCAAGGGCCTAGTGGTTTTCTGCTATCATATAGGTGCCATTTTCTATATATATGAATACGTAAAATTTGAGAAACGTCTTGGAAATCCATCCAAGCTAAAACGCTCAAATTCCACTTACCTCTCCTTTTAGTTATTTCAGCGTCTATGAGGTCTATGCTTTCCTCAAAGTCAGCCCTGTTGTCTTGTTCCATCCGAAATTAGTTTTTTTTAGGTCTTTTTTGGCGAAGAGTCCCTGCTTCTTTTTTGAATTGAGCCACGACCTTTTTCTGAGACGTGCGTTTCCCTTTTTGGGCGGGTATGTTTAATGGGTTGGCTTCTTGGCCGGAGGCCTCGGCTTCCCTTACGGATTGCTCAAGTATGTCTCCAAGCTTAAATGTTGTGTTTTCTGCAAAGGAGAGCTCGAATTCCAAATGATCTAAATTTTCTGGAACCCTTAGGTTTTCGTCGTTTTCGAAGTCGTCTATCTCTTGGCCGGATCCTTGATGAGGGGGCTGAGTTGGCTCCCTCTTTTCCTCCTTTGGTCCAGCCTTGCCCTTAGAGTCGAGGTTAGGATTTCCGAGAGGCGTCCCACAGCCGTGGCAAAACTTAGGTTTTGCTGAAGCCTGATATTCTAATTTAACGCCACACTCAAAGCAGTAACTTATCATTTTATAATGTTCCTTCTTGAATTATAGGGGAAATCAAAAATAAATTCCAAAAATACCATGAATTAACAAACTGAGTGTAATTACCAGCAGGAGGCTTTATGAGTAAGTACATTGACCTAGACAAACTCAGGGATGATCAAAAGATCCGAGCTTTATTCAAAATCTTCAGAAAGTATATACCCATCCCCAGACCCGTTAAGCTAATTATTAGAAAACTAGCCTTTGACGACGGTATGTGCGGCTGGGCGGCGGACGGAAGAAAGGGCTTTGTGATATCGGTTAATAAGGAGTTATGCTACAACAGCAAAATAGATACGATAATACACGAATACGCCCACGCCATCACAATGGCTAGAGGAGATCACGACGAAAACGAAGACCATGACGGAAAATGGGGAGAAGAATACGCAAGAACATACCGGTGCTTTTTGGAGCACTGGCCAGAATACGGAAAAAAACCTAGACTTATAGAAAAACTTTAGATAAAGGAAAAGCTATGACGGTTAATCCGGAACAAATCGAAATACTCAAAAACAAACTTGAGGAGATAGCTAAGTTATCACTCGAGCACTGCAAAAACGGGCACAACGACTTCGCTAAAATAAACCAAAAAGCCCACGACTCACTAAAAATACTGCAAAACAGATTATTTCCGAACCCGCATCCTGATTTCCCGTGGGGGGTTTGCCCGAAGTGCAGGGATTACGTGTGCATGTGTCAGGACTAAAAGAAGTTACGCCACCAAGAAGGGTGGCTTTTGTCTTCCACGACTTCTTCGGTTTTGATAACTACGACTTCTTCGGTTTTGATAATCACCGGCACAGAGAGCGAGGAGAGCTTTCTGGCCTTAATCGTTAAGGTCTTTATTTCCCGATGGTTTGGGTATTGTTTAAGGAGCGCCTCCAGCATGGAAAGAGCTTTTAGATGATCTCCCGCTTCCGTATACATTTTGGCTCCCTTTAGTTGGTGTTCGTCGTATAAATTCATTGGTATATTGTTACACTATAGTTCCTCAATTCTCTTGGCTTTGTCGTCTATAACCATGTCGCAGGCGGGCTTAATGTACTTACCTTTTGACCCCGTAGATAAGTCGTGAAATTTGCAACCCCAAGACTCTAGTTGCTTCCAAGTGAATTCATAGTAGCATAACCCCAAAGAGATTGATTTCTGAGACCCACCCCTAGCAGTCCAATAAACAACATACCAGTCATCATCGTATAATTTGTTAATTTTAGCTATGTTTTCCTCGTTTGGTTCAGCGAGGTCGTACCGCCTTTTTTCGGGGTAGAAACAGATTGTTTCGTCTATGTCTACAAGCACAACCCTTCTGTCGTCAGCGGAATATATTTTTGATTCGTGAAATTCCATGTCCTTCGCTAACTGCTTATACATTGTCGCTTCTGGGTGCTCGTTCTTCATTTTTTCTTACTACCGCTCTTTTTGGTAGCCTTAGGCTTACTGTCGTGCTCTGGCATAATCGCTCTGACTTCGTCTACTAACCCCAACTCAAGGGCTTCGTCAGAACTAATCCACCAGTCTTTTCTATCCCAGTTTCTCTTGATCTTTAGTTTGGAGAGATGGGACCTTGAGGTGAATACGTCAAGAATTCTGTCCTCGATTCTCTTAACGTACCTCACCTCGTCTTCGATTTCAAATGTTTTTCCAATTGCACCGAACGCTGCTCTATGGATCATCACCCACGCTTGGTGCCCCATCCATCTTACGTCTCCAGCCTGTAACAAAATGCCAGCCATCGAGGCGGCGTATCCTAGGGTTCCGGTGGTTATTTTATGCCCCTCGTTCCGAAGATGTTGAATGAAGTCAAATAGCTCCATGCCGTCCACGATGCTACCACCGGGGGAAGAGAAAACAATCTCCATAGAACATTCAGGGTCTTCCCTATGCCATTGCGTTAACGAAGAAATGCAAGACGTAACCGAAACGTGACTTACATCTTTAGAGAATCTATATAAAAAGTTTCTATCGTCAGATGATTGCCTTTTCGCTAATTCGAGTTGTGTTTCGTAAGACCTTATTTCTGCATCCTTCGCCTCTGCCGTAGCTTTTCTTGCGGTCGCTTCGGCTATCAAGGCTTCTGCTAGGAGCTTTCTGGTCTCAGCGTTTACTCTATCGAGCTCAGCTAGCCTTACAGCTGCAGCTGTTGTTATGGTTGTAGCTTTTTTTCTTGGCATATGATTTGTCCTTAATTATTATAAATTGTGTCTGTTCGTTTTCCTAATTAAAAATTTAACTAATTCTGACCTCATAATGTCTTCTTCGCTAAATTGGAAGTTATATACACCCATTTGCATACTTTCTTCGTCTGAGAAAATTTGTCGCATTCTTTCGAATCCCCCCTGTTTGCTTTCGTGTTGAATGTCGGTCTGCATTGGGTCGGCTAACACAAAGCATCTAGACCCCTCTCCCATTCTGGTGAGTACGGTCAATATTTCTTTTTCGGTAGAATTTTGGGCTTCGTCTAGAATTATACACTTGCCCTTCCAGTTCATGCCTCTCGCGAAATTAACCGGAAACATGCTAACCCTGTTCTCCTCTTCTAATTTTTCTGGTTTGGACTCGATTAATAGTTCGTCCAGTTTATCTATAAAGGGCAGGTTGTAAAATCTTAATTTTTCATCAGCGTTTCCGGGTAAGAATCCCAAGCTCCTGTCTGAGCTTTCAACGGCGGAACGGAGATACAGTATATCGCTGATACTCTTCATGTTTAACAATTGCAAGCCGCAGTATGTTGCGAGCAGCGTCTTGGACGTTCCGGCTGGTCCGCCTACAAAAATTATTTTAGTATTGTAGTCTAAGGCAATCCTAAAGAAATCTTTTTGCTTTTCTGTCCAAGGGAACTGATGTATCTTGATTTGTCTTTTGATCGGGTTTTCGACTATGAACTTCTCTCTAGGTTCTGCGTCTTGAATGTCTTCGGCGATTTGTTTTCCACCTCTGATTTTTAGTTTAGTATTTCCTTTACGAGCTTTAGAAGTCTGCTTTTTGTCAGCCATATATTTTCCTCTACATCAAATTACACATTTATGAGTGTAAATAAGGTCATGAAAAACATAAATACTCTTTTGAGGTTTTACTTCGTTTCCTGTGTAACGGCGCTGTTTTGTTTGGTCTTACCGGGCTGCGGCGTCTTCGATGCTTACCAAAAAAATTCTGATGGATATTACGAAAAACATTATAACTGTTGCGGACCTATAGCTTTAGAGAAAGCTCTTAATCTATTTTGGTCGAGACCACACGACGGTGTAATTTATTGTTTTAAAAAGCCTTTCGATAGGGGAGAGATTAGTCGAGCCATCCAAGAAGACGGAATGGGCCTTAAAGAGGCGTTAGCGTTTTTTCACAAAGATGCAATTTGCATCACTTGGCCAAGTGAAATAAAAGAGGTTGCTGAGCAATACGGCTTTGAAATAATAACATTAAAAGAGTTTGAAAAAC